AGTGGAACGAGTGGAGTGGATGGCACATCAGGTGTGGACGGTACATCAGGAACGAGCGGAGCAGATGGAACTTCCGGCGTAGATGGAACTAGCGGAACATCGGGTGTAGATGGCACATCTGGGACTTCGGGTGTAGATGGTACATCCGGAGTTGACGGTACAAGTGGTACAAGCGGTGATAGTGGTACTTCTGGAACAAGTGGAGCTGACGGTACATCTGGAGTAGATGGAACCAGCGGAACAAGCGGAGTTGATGGAGCAGATGGTACTTCAGGTACTTCAGGCGCTGATGGGACAAGTGGAACTTCTGGCGCAGATGGTACGAGTGGTACATCCGGCGCAGACGGGACTAGTGGTGTTGATGGAACATCAGGTACCAGCGGAGCAGATGGCACATCAGGAGTTGATGGAACTTCTGGAACATCAGGAGCAGATGGTACAAGCGGTACAAGTGGAGCAAATGGTACTTCAGGTACCTCTGGGGCAGATGGTACTTCAGGCGTAGATGGAACATCGGGTACGAGCGGTGTAGATGGTGCTGATGGAACAAGCGGTACATCTGGCGCTAATGGTACATCGGGCACATCAGGTGCTGATGGTACATCTGGAGTAGATGGAACTTCAGGTACATCAGGAGATAGTGGTACATCGGGTACTTCTGGTGTAGATGGTTCTCCAGCTGATGCATTCCCATTCACAGGTTCTGCACAAATTACAGGTTCGTTAGGATTGACTGGCTCTTTCCAAATAGATGGTAATATTCAACAATTCGGAAACAATTATATAAGTGGCTCAATGATAATCCAACAAAGTTTATCAACTGGAGCAACTTTAACTGCTGGTAGATTAAAATCAACTGGAAATCAAGGTAAATCTGAAATTACTGGCTCATTGGGTGTATCTGGCTCAATTGAAGTACAATACAATGGTTCTACTGGCTCGGTTGTTGATACTATTGGTGATTCTTATTTAGGAACTGCTGAAGCTAAGCATGTTGTAACTCTTACACAAGCAGAATACGATGCATTAACACCAGATGCAAATACACTTTATATCATCTCAGGTTCTTATGTAACCGATGGTACTTCGGGTACCTCTGGTAATAGTGGAACCAGCGGTGTTGATGGTACTAGCGGTACAAGTGGTTTAACTGGAACTAGTGGTGTAGATGGAACATCAGGCACTTCAGGTGCTGATGGAACATCAGGAGTAAATGGTACTTCCGGCACAAGCGGAGCAGATGGTACTTCTGGAGTAGATGGTACAAGTGGAACAAGTGGAGCTAATGGTACTAGTGGAACGAGTGGAGTAGATGGTACTTCGGGTGTTGACGGTACTTCTGGAACATCAGGTGTTACTGGAGATGCTGGTACATCAGGTACTTCGGGAGTTGATGGTACTTCAGGTACTACACCAACTGTATCTCCATTTAGTGGCTCATTTATAGTAACCGGCTCTTTAACTATTACAGGTTCGGCTAACGGAAATCTAATTACATTAACTGAAACATCTAACACAGCTTCGGTTGATTTATCAGCTGGTAATTTCTTTACAGCATCAGTAGATAATGATACTCACTTTGCAGTTGTTAATCCAACAATTGGACAAACGGCTATGTTGAGATTGAATACATCAAACGCTAACGCAACGGCTTCTTTCTCAACAAATGTAACACAACCATCGGGCTCAGAATATGTTTGTACTCCTGGCCTTAACAATATTGATATTTTAACTTTAGTATCGTTTGATGGTAGTAATGTACATATTGTAGCAAGTAATAAATTTATTTAAGATATGGCAATATTTGCACCATTTAGTTATTTACAACAAAAAGTAGTTGCAGAGGCTCCTACACCATCTAATCCTCCATACTATGCAAATTTGGTTAGATGGTATGATGCGGAAGATGCTGGTACATCTCCTTCATCAACTTGGCAAGATTTAAGTGGTAATGTAGATGGTACGGTAAATACCAATGTTACTTTTACTACATCAGGTGGTTTATCTTATTATGATTTTGCTGGTACAACTGGAACACACCCTGATAACACTATTACTTATGGAGCTAACCCATTTACTGGAACTACCAGCCATACTATCATAGGTTGGTTACAACCACGAGCGGTTAGAGATGCAGTTTGGCAATTTACAGGTAATAACGCAACTAGAGCTAAAATTGTATATCGTTTCTTACCTGGTAACGCAATGAGAATGGAGTTCCAAGGTGGTGGTGCTACATTAAGTGGATTAACTTATGCTACTAATACATGGGCACAATACGCATATAGTTGGGGTGGAACTACAGCGGCTGATGTTATATGTTATATAAACGGAACATCATCAAATATTAGCAATACATCAACTCTTAACTTAGCTTCTAATATATTAATGAGTGGTGACCAGTTAAATAACCCTAACCAATGTTACTTAGGATATATGGGTGTATTCTTAGCATATGATTTTGCAATGAGCTCTTCTCAAATTGCTGAAGTGTTTGAATTTTATAGAGGAAGATACGGAGTATAGTTATGGCACAAACACAAAAAATATATTTAGGTACTCACCCAGTAGAAAAACGCTATTTGGGCGAACATCCTATTGTAATAGAAGGAGCATTTACATTTAGTGTAGATATTGATTATTTAGTAGTTGCTGGTGGTGCTGGTGGGGGTGCTGATGGTGGTTCTCAAAATGCTGGTGGTGGTGGAGCTGGTAGATTTGTATCCTCATCATATACATTAGATTACAATGATTCTTTAGCAGTAACTATTGGTACTGGTGGTGCTATTGGAAATGATGGTAATGATTCTTCATTAATTGGTAGTGGATTAACTATTAGAATGAATGGTGGTGGCGCTGGTGTAAATAGTGGAGACGGACAAAATGGTGGTTCTGGTGGTGGAGCAGCTGTACCAAATAATACTGGAGGTTCTGCTACTAATGGAGGTTTAGTATCTGATTTAGCTGGTATTGGTACTAATGGTGGAAATTCAGGAGCAAGTGATACGAGCGCTGGTGATGGTGGTGGAGCAAATACTCAATGGTTTGATGGTGTAACTTATTGTGTTGGAGGTCCTAAAGCAACAGGTCCATCAGCAACAACTACACCAGGTAGTGGTGGACATGGTGGTACTGTTTTATCACCAAATGTAGCAACTGCTGGACAAAATGGTATTGTTAAAATCAGATACGCCGGTACTCCTAAAGCAACTGGAGGTACTATTACACAAAGTGGTGGATATACTTATCACTCATTTACATCCAATGGTACATTCACAATAACTGGATAAAGAATAAAAAACAAATTAATTGTTAAATATAAAAAACACATAATATTATGGACAAAATTCAAAATCAACAAGCATATATTGAAAACGGACAGTTTTCAGGCGGTGTATCAGTATCACCTGTATCTGGCTCTGAATTTGATGGATATAGTGGTGATAACCCACAATGGGGATTTGTAGCAGGTGGTTTATATGTTGGTGAGCAAGGTTCAGTAACTCTTAAAACTGTTGACAATTCAGTTCTTACCTTTGTTTCTGCGTCTGGATTCATTCCTGGCTTAGTAGCAGCTGTATCATCATCTTCATCTGCAAATGAGATTATCGCACTAAAATAAATCAATATGTCAGTAAATCGTAATGCTAATATATTAAAAGCTAATTTAAATAGACCTGGCCCTGTTCTATTCAACACTATTCACTATATGGTAATTGGTGGTGGTGCTGGTGGTGATAGAGTAGACTATTCTGGTCCTGGTGGTGAATTCATTACTGGGTCTGTTGATGTTGCACACTTATCTACCCTAACATTTAAAGTGGGTAAAGGTGGAATCGCAGGAGATGGTACTGCAAATAGTTCAACAAGTGGAGAAACTTCTTCATTAGATTATACTCCTCTTTCATTAAGTGTTAATGCGGCTGGTGGTGTAGCTCATATTGGCATTCCTAATTCAGGTAGTACAGTTGGTGGTAACGCTCAAGGACCTTGGGAGATTACTCCACATTACTTTGGATGGGCTGAAGATGGTGGAAATACTATTGGAGCAGCTACTGGATATGGTGGTGGTGTAAATGCAGCTGTACCTCCTCACTCAGGTAGTTTCCCATTCCCAAATTCTATTCAAGACGCTGACCAAAGAAACGCATATAACTTTAGTGGAGGTGGTGGTGCAGCCGATAACTCTACTCCTGGTGATGGTGGTAACGGAATGGTTGCATTGGCATTATATGACCCAAGAGATATATTTGAATATGTTGTAGTAGACCCAGACTATGATGGAAACCCTCCCCCTCCGGCTCCTGATTTAACTGCTGGACACTATTACGAAGAAACTGGAGGATATAAAGTATGGTTCTTTACACATACTGCATCTACTGGTTCTTTTACCCTATTAGGTAGAAGGCACTAAAATTAAACAAAACAAAAAATAATTGTTAAATATATAAATCTAAAATCTTGAATACTATGAACTCAAAAAATGTATTAAATAAGATTATTTCTTTACTCTCAGCTGAGGAGAAGGAAGAAGTAAAATTAACATTCGCTGAATTAGCGGATGGTACAGTACTTGAGTCTCCTACTTTTGATGTAGGCGAAAGTGTTGAAGTTGTAGCTGAGGATGGTTCAAAATCACCAGCACCCAACGGAGAGCATGAGCTTGTATTAAGAGATGAAGAGGGAAATGAATCTCGTTTCAAAATCTTCGTTGAGGATGGCAAAATTACTGAAAGAGAAAATGTAGAGTTAGAAGAGGAAACTGAAGAAGTTGAAAAACTTCCTGAAACAGAACTTTCTGACGCTGAAGAGATTAAAGAAGAGGTTGATGTTAAAGAGGTTAGCTTGGAAGATGTTCAAAAAGTAGTAGAAGAAATGAGCTACAGAATTGAAGAATTGGAAAAGAAAATCGCTAAAATGGAAGAGATGCCTGAAGAAGAAGTAAAAGTAGAAGAAGAAGTTGAAATGTCTGCTGTTGCTCCTTTGAATGGTGCTCCTACAACACAAAAACCTTTATTTAATGCTCGCAAAACTAACTCAGCGCAAGCTGCGTTCTTAGCAAAACTATATAACTAAAATTAAAAAAAAAGTAAAAATGAGACAAAGACAAAACTTCGTATTGCCTTCAATTACTTCGACTTATGCTGGAGAAGCAGCTGGAAAATATATCGCAGCTGCGTTATTGAGTGCTAAAACTTTGGACCAAGAGGCTGTATCTATCATGCCTAACGTGAAGTACAAATCAGTTATCCAAAAATTGGATGTATCTGGTATCGTACATGACGCTAGCTGTGATTTCACAACTTCTGGTTCTGTATCTCTCTCTGAGAGAATCCTTGAGCCAAAAGAGCTTCAAGTAAACTTGGAATTATGTAAATCTGAATTTGTATCTTCTTGGGAAGCTTTACAATTAGGATATTCTGCATTTGATGAAATTCCTGCTTCTTTCAATGACTTCCTTATCTCTTATGTAGGTGGTAAAGTTGCTGAAAAAACTGAGCAAGATATTTGGACTGGTGCTTCTGCTAACAATGGTGAATTCAAAGGTTTCTTACCAGCAATGTCTGCTTCTGCAGCTACAGGTGGTGCAACTGATGTAATCCAATCTGCAGCTTCAGGTTCAATCACTTCAACGAATGTAATCGCTAAATTAGAAGCGTTAGAAACTGCTATTCCTGATGCAGTTTATGGTAAAGAAGATTTAGTAATCTATGTACCTACTAATGTTGTTAAAGCTTACCAACAAGCTTTAGGTGCTAATTACGCTAACGGCTGGAACAACCAAGTAACTGTTGGTGCTAAACCACTAGATTACAATGGTATTCCATTAGTACACTGTCCAGGTATGACTTCTTCTTACATGGTAGCAGCTCAGAAATCTAACTTGTTCTTCGGCACAGGTTTATTATCTGACTACAATGAAGTAAGAGTTTTAGACATGGCTGACTTAGATGGTTCACAAAATTATAGAATCATTATGAGATATACTGCTGATACTCAATTTGGTATCGGTCAGGACATCGCACTGCACATCCCTTCGTAAGTAGGAGATGACTATATAGAAGATAGATGGGGAGGGTAATACCTCCCCTGAAATCTGAAGTTTTAAGTTCAATTATTAATTAAATAAAAAAAGAAATATTATGGCTACTTGTAATTTATCAGCTGGAAGAAACGAAGTTTGTAAAGATAGCATTGGTGGTATCCAAGCGGTTTACTTTATGAACTGGGATTCAGCTTCTTTTAGCGAAGATGCAGCAGATTTAATCACTGCATTCCCTGCTGGCGAAACAGTATACAAATATGAACTTAAAGGTACATCTGCTTATACGGAAACTGTTAACACTTCAAGAGAAAACGGAACTACTTTCTTCTCTCAAGAAGTTGTACTTAACCTAAAGAGATTAACTAACGAAATGACTACTCAATTAAAGCTTATGGCTTACGGTAGACCAAAAATCGTTGTTCACACTAAAAATGGTGAAGCTCTTTTGATTGGTAAAGTTAACGGAGCGGATGTTACTGCTGGTACTATTCAAACTGGTGCTGGTTTAGGTGATTTATTTGGATACTCTATCACATTAACTGCGGAAGAAAAACTTCCTGCACAATTCTTATCAGGTTCAACTGAATCTGACCCATTCGGAAACTTAACAACAGCTCCAACTGTTGTTACTGGCGCTGATTTCTAAGAATTGCTTCATAGATAATAGAAAAGGCTCTCTTTGTGAGAGCCTTTTTTTATGCCCTTTTTAGAAATGCGAACATCTGATACTTATCTATGTAAAGTTGTTAAATAGTAAAAGACAACTTAAATACAACTTAATAACATGCAAAGTTTCTATATTTCGGGTTCTAATGTCTTTACATTTAGAACTTTTCAAACAGGAAGTGGTGATTTAACTCTGAATTTAGAGAATATGTTAACATTAGCTACTTCTTCTGTATCGTTAAATGAGTTTACATTTAACCCTGAACAACAAATCTTAGCATTTACGGCATCTTTAACGGCATCAGTAGGTGATGAGTTTAGAGCTTATATTGTTGATAGTTGTGATAATCAGTTGTGGGATGGTACAATACAGGCATACGCATCTCAATCAATTGATAAACCTAATTACAGAAACCAAAACACAACAGGTTCATTTATATCAAATATGACATCAAATGAATACATAATTTTAACTTAATATGAAGAAATTTGAAAATTTAAGCTTTGTAAGTCTAACTAGACAGGATATACCTGATATTGTAGAGGATACAAAAACAAGATACCAATGGGTTCCCGTTGGTATTATTGGACAAGATGATTATTTTCCGATTATTACTGATGCGTATAATACTTCAACTACAAATGCAGCTGCAATTGAAGGAATCGCTGATTTAATTTACGGTAAAGGATTGTATTCTGAAAGTGAGGTATTTGATATTAACTTACAAAAGATTATTTCACAAAAATGTGTGAAAAAGGTTGCATTTGATTTGAAATTGTATGGTAACGCTGCATTCCAAGTAATTTGGAACAATGACCATACACAAATCAGAAAAATGTACCACGTACCAGTACAAAATTTAAGAGCAGAGAAGATTTATGATTCTATTGATGTTCAAAACTACTATTATTGTACAGATTGGGCTGATGTAAAAGCCCAAAGAAACAAAAGAATGATTCCTGCCTTTGGTAAATCAAATGAGCAGATGGAAATTCTTTATTTAAAAGATTACTCACCATCAAGATTCTACTATGGATTACCTGATTGGGTATCAGCTTTACAATTTGCATTCTCAGAAGCAGAGTTAAGTAACTTACACATCAACAACATTGAAAATGGATTTCTTCCATTAGTAATGGTGAACATGAACAATGGTGTACCTGCTCCTGAAGAAAGAGATACGATTGAAGCAATGATTGAAAATAAATTTACTGGTACTCGTAATGCTGGTAGATTTATGGTATCCTTTAATGATGACCCAGCGGTAAAACCAACAGTGGATATTATTAGTACTGAAAATCTGCATGATAAGTATCAATATGTAGCAGAGTACGCTCAGGACCGAATCTTAGTGGCGCATAGAGTAACTTCTCCTCTATTGTTTGGTATTCGTACCGCTAACAATGGTTTCTCCTCTCAGAGTGAAGAAATGATGACAGCATTCTCTATCATGCAAACGATGACAATTCAACCATTCCAACAATTAATTATAGAAGCTCTTTCAGATGCTCTAACTTTTGGTGGATGGGGTGAAGATACACAATTGTACTTTGAGCAACTTACACCTCTTGCAATCCTTTCTCAGACAGCAGAAGAAACTGGTCAAACAATTGAAGAAGTTGAAGAGGATGTTAATGAGCAAATGGAAAACCCTGAAGAGATGGAAGA